GTGATGGTTGACTACCTAGGGGCCGAAGATACCGAGTATGTCAGACAGGCAACCGCTAAGTTCTTTTTGGGGGCCGTTGCTCGAATATTTAATCCCGGATGTAAGTTTGATCTAGTGCTAACTTTAATAGGACCTCAAGGGGCGGGGAAATCTGCGATTTTCATCAAGCTTGGCGGCGAATGGTTTAGCGATTCTTTCTTTTCCGTTCAAGGCAAAGAGGCACTAGGACAGATACAAGGTTCTTGGATCGTAGAAATGGCAGAATTGACAGGGATGCGCAAGGCTGAGGTGGAAGCGACTAAACACTTCTTAACGAAGCAGGTTGATGTTTTCAGACCTGCGTATGGAAGAGTGTCGCAGGAATTCAAACGCCAATGCGTATTCGTAGGAACTACCAATACGGACGATTTTTTAAGGGACTCCACGGGAAACAGAAGATTCTTACCTGTGCGGGTCCATCCTGAAAATGCTATATTATCCGTTTTCGATGACATGGATAAGCCGTTAATCGCTCAGTTATGGGCTGAAGCAGTCCATAGGTACAAAGGCGGCGAATCCCTATTCCTGACAGTGGAGCAGGAAGCCGACGCGAACGAGAACCGCGAAGAGTTTAGAGAGGTGGACCCTAGAACCTCTATAGTAGAGCAGTTTCTAGACATAAAACTGCCTGAAAACTGGAGCGGCTTATTTATTCCTGACAGGCTCTATTTTCTAGATGATAACGAGCTAGAGGGAGTCGTAACTAGGGACCGCATTAGCCGACTTGAGGTCTGGGTAGAATGCCTAAGAGGAAAGAAAAAAGACTTCACCCCTATGGTAAGCAGGGACATGACTAAAATATTAGACGGGCTGAAAGGCTGGGAGTCTGGAGGATCTAACACAAAACGGTCTCGTGTATATGGCCGTCAAAGATATTATTCAAGAATTAAAAAATGATATTATGTTTATTTACGAATACAGAAATATGTTTAACCCCGTCGCTCAAGGAGCTGACTGGAGGCTGATGGTAAAAGAGGGAGGATTCTCGTCTATCGAAAGCGCGCAGCGAATTTTAGAAGCGTGTAAAACGGCCGCCGTGGCTGGGTTCTCCTTTGACGAGATGAAATCGATCATCCCTAGGGATGCAAGGTTCAAAAGCTCATTATGTACTTACGAAGTAGGGGCTAATACGGTCGACTTTTGTGCTAAAGGTCGCATTCCCCTATTCCTAATTCAAAGATATGGAGGAACGGAAGATTGAAAAGTACTTAGTAGGTCAAGTGAAAAAGGCAGGGGGTAAAGCCATAAAGTTCATCCCTACTTTCTTTGCAGGGTTTCCCGACAGAATAGTTCTGCTACCTTATGGTACGGTCGTATTCGTGGAACTGAAGGCAACAGGCAAAAAGCCAAGGTCGTTACAAAATAAAGTGCACAGGTGGCTGCTTAGTTTAAACATGAACGTGCACGTAATTGATTCAAAAGAAAAAATAGATAATTTAATAAAAAGGTATGAGCTTTAACAGACTAATAAGATTAGATGTGAACGACGTTATAGGAGTTTACGAAAACAAAAATTTAATTGAACAGCAAGTGGTAGCTAAGGTCGATATGACTTATATCACCACTGCAAAAGGTGATAAGTTTCACCGCGACGTTATGGGAGGCTTGATAAGAAAGCGCGGAGGAGGCCAAAAGGTGACTGCTAAGATTTCATACCGTTTAGACAGGAAAGCAGACCCCAGTAATTTACTGACCCGTAGGGCCGTTCTGAACGAGGTACTAGACTGTAATTTCAACGCTTTATCCACGGCTCAACTTTCCGCAATGGCTAAAATCATTCGCGATGCTGAATGAATCCGACCTGTACGAATACCAGCGCAGGTCTATTGAGCATATCATGAATAATGAAGCGGCAGGGTTGTTGCTGGAAATGGGATTGGGTAAAACGGTATCGTGCCTGACTGCCATTAACAGGCTTATGTACGAGGACTTCGAAATAAATGCCACTTTAGTAGTCGGCCCCAAAAGGGTTATTGAACAGTCTTGGCCTGCTGAGATTCAAGTCTGGGAGCATCTAAAGCACCTCCGTATATCTAGGGTGGTGGGCAACCCTGTTCAGAGATGGTGCGCTCTTAAGGAAAGGGCTGACATCTATTTGATAAGTAAGGACAATCTAATGTGGCTCATTTCTGCATTTGGAGGGAATAATACCCCCTTTGACATGCTCGTGATAGACGAGTCTAGCTGCTTTAAAAACCACAAGGCTAAGAAGTTCAAAGCCCTTAAGAGGGTTTTAGGTTCTTTCTCCAGACGGGTTATCCTGACAGGTACTCCAGCACCAAAAAACCTAATGGACTTGTGGAGCCAAATCTACATTCTAGATCAAGGACAACGATTAAGCAAGTTTATAACTCACTTCAAGAAACGTTTTTTCAATCTTGATACGTGGGGCGGATATGAGAAGTATACCTCTAAGGGGAAAGCCTCTAAAGAAGAATTGTACGATACCATATCGGATATCTGCATAAGTATGAAGGCCAAAGACTACCTAGACCTTCCAGAACGTATAAACATTTATGACAGGCTTAATTTTGGCAAATCCATATGGAGGAAGTACGGTTCTTTTAAAAAAGAGATGTATATGGAGCTGATAGACGAAACAGGGGGCGACTTTGGAGCAGTTACGGCGGCGAGTGCAGCAGGTCTAATGTCGAAGCTGCTACAGTTCGCAAACGGGGCCGTATACGATGAAGATAAGAACGTACTACCTGTGCATAACTTGAAGTTGGATGCGGTAGAGGATATAGTGGAAGCGGCGCAGGGCAACCCTGTACTGATAGCCTACTCGTTTAAGCACGATAAGGACCGATTACTTAAGCGTTTAAAGCGTTTCGGGGTCAAGGCCCTTAATCATAATGAGGATATCGATTTATGGAATCGTAAAGAAATTCCCGTGATGCTCATGCACCCTGCAAGTGGAGGACATGGGCTAAACCTTCAGAAAGGAGGACACAGGGTCGTGTGGTATGGTCTACCTTGGAGCTTGGAGCTATACCAGCAGTTTAACGCTCGATTAGATCGACAGGGCCAAAAAGAAAGACCCATAGTCCACCATATCATGATGGAGGGATCCGTAGATGAAAAAGTTTTGTCCTCTTTGCAACGAAAAGAAGAGGGCCAAAGTGCCCTAATGGCAGCGGTTAAGGCTGATTTTAGAAAATATATGAAAAAATAAATACAAAAAATATTAATAAATTCTTCAAAATGTAAAATGTATTCGTATATTTACATCGAGTTTTGATTATAGTAAGTAGGACACCTTTTAACACCCTTAACATGTTCTATGACACTACGGCCCTCTGGTACACTCGCTAGGGGGCCTTTTAAAAACAAAAACGGTAAAAATATTATTATGATTTATCAAGGAAGTAAAAGGCGGCTGGGGAAACACATCCTACCTATCATATTAGAAGGGAAGGATCGAAAAACGCCTTTTTATGATGTCTTTTGCGGAGGGGGAAACCTCTCAGACCAAGTGGGGGACAGGCGAGTATTCGCCTCGGATATAGACCCCTATGCAATAGCTTACCTATCTCGATTGAGGTATACCACGTCGGGACTTCCACAAAACAGGGAAGAGTTCACAGAAGAGGACTATGCACACGTTAAAAACAACCAAGAGCAGTACGCTCCGAGCTTCTTGGGGCACGTAGGGTACAATCTTTCTTTTGGGGGGAAATGGCACTCACTAGCACAGCGCAAAGAGATATTGCAAGATGAAACAGGCAAAGGCCGCAAACTGAAAGTTATCATTAAGTCCGATGGCATACTAACTGAGAATAACGGATTCTTATTTTACGATCATGTTTTCTTGAAGAGGAAGCAAGCAGAATTGAACGCGAAATTATTAACCTTCAAAAATACATAACATGGATGTCAGGGATTTATTTTTAATCATCGCCGCCGTAATCTTACTAGTATTTACTTGTGTAGGGTTCTGGGAAAACAGAAAGTAGTGGGAGACTTTCAAAACTACTTAGGATTAAGGCTCTTAGCTGCTGTGTACGTAGGGGAACCATGGAACGTTGGCGGGGCCTTAAGCCTAAGACAATTCAAAGAAAAAAGGGGCGAATCGTGCAAGCTCATAAGTGAGCTATACCCCGATTATAAACTTGGAGACGCGATGACAGAAGCGCAAGAAAACCTCCTTACCAAACAAGCAACAAAATGGACAAAAGCGAAGTATTATCAGAAATGAAAGCGGCCCCCACCCGATATGAAACAATACCAGAACCCAGTTTTGACTTTAGTAAATACGAGGGAGATTGTGGGACTAAGTGCTGCCTCTGGGGCTGGGAACCCTCCTTTGAAGACGGCTTTGAAGTTGAGTGGGAAAAACAGGAGGCATTCTTTGAAGATCGGTGTTCTATATCTGTAGATAAGATCCCCTATGCCGTACTAGAATGGCCGTACGAACTAGTATCCATTTTATACATGCCTCACAACCTCGATGATGCTACCAACCTTGCTGTGAAGTCTCTTAAATCTGAGCTGTCACGTTTTTACGACGCCCCTCTGGGTGTGGTAGAGGGGAGTTCTAGTCTTAAGTTCTGGAAGGATGTGATATACGCCCTTGAGAGGTCCGACCGTTTTGATTACATGCGGACCACTCCCTACAACGTTAGAGCAGCAGGTATGCCATGGCTGTAATAAAAAGTTACGACCTGCTTCTCCAGCCGTTTAGGAAGATCGCAATAGAAGCGATAGGCATAGACGACTTTATATACCAGATAGAAAACACAGCCCCGCAGGTAGACATAGACCTATCGGAGTATTTCTTCGCCGTGTACGATCCCAGCGGGAAAAAAGATAAACGAACAGCAGCAAACAATTTTATTAACGAGTCTATCCTATTGGACGGCTTACTTTAAACTATTAAATATGAAACAGATCATCTCCATCGCATTACTAGTGGCTGGGCTTAACTTGTCTGCTCAAAGCCTAGGAGGCGTTAAATTCTCTGAGATCGAGAACACTTATCTAGAAGTCTCAATCCGTACAACCTTAACGCTTAAAATGGCAGTTACCATCGACGCAGGACAACGTTATGAGTTGTTCAAGGTCAAAAAGAACTTCTTAACCGATGAGGAAGGGAAGAAAGTCGCCTTTAAGTCGGCAGTGGATATTCTGGAGTTCTTCCACAAGGCTGGATTCGAACTAGTATCCGAAAACTTTACTTCTAACGGGACTGTTACTACTCGTAACTTCCTACTAAAAAGAGAACCATGGAAGGCAGTAAAATAATAAAGGACTTTGCAAAAGTGGAAGATAAGACCAAACTCATGCGAAGACTGTTCGAGGAGTTCACACACGAAATGGACATTGGTTACCTAATACAAGTGGCTAAGGAGAACGACACAAACGGAATTTACCTGTCAGAAGTTAAACTCACGCCCGAAATGAGAACGAATCTTGAGGAATCGTTTAAGAAAGGATCAAAAGACCGCGCCCATCGGACTACCCATGACAGGTTTTATAGCGTAGATACACGTAAAGTTGGGGTAGTTGATTCGGGATATTTTGAAAAAGACTCCATATTTAAGAACGACCCCTACGGATTTAAAGGGAGCAGCGATTCAGACATTAGCTATCTGATAGAGGCTGTGCGACAGCTAGAAAACAGAGTGGACCTAGTCGAGCCAAGGGAAAATATTTTCAAGAAATTCGTTATGGTCTTGGTTGCCGCTGCAATGGCAACATACGCAATAAGTAAATACCTACAACTATGAATAATCAATTTATAAAATTAGCGGTGCTAATAGCTACGTTGTTGACCTTTTTAGCCTGTGTGGCAGTGGTGCTGTCTATTCTATACGCATTAATTTATGGGTCCATATACCCTTTCCTGCGATCAATAGGGGCCGCGGTTCTGTTCTCCATAATCACATACCAGCTAGGTAAATTTTACGAAAAGAAGTACGGTGATCTAAAGAGCTTTTACGACGACTAAACCCTGCACAAAAACTGCTAAGTTGCATAAAGGGACATTTAACAAAAACACATTACGCTGCATGGGCCTTTTGGCAGTTTTTCGCCCTGCTTTTTAAACCTTCGATATATGCTAATAAGATACAAGGGAAAAGACCCCATATCAACTAAAGGATTTAGATTAGTAACCCGTGACGGCAGTCAATACGTGCTCCGAGACAGTGAAGATCTAGGACTCACCATAGCCAAAGTGGGAGACAAGAAGATTAAGAACATTTCAATAACCACAGACCCGAAGGGTCGTATAAACTTAAAATAATGAAGTATAAAGAATCAGCTAAGAAACAGCCCTTTAAGGTAGGGGCTTCTCAAAGAATACACCTTCCTCAGTGGATTGCTAAAGACGGGGTCGAGTACTATCTTACGGTTGTATTCAGTTCTGACTATGTAACTGCCGCTTATAGCAACGTGAAAGACGGGGTTCTTACCTTTGATGGCATTGAAATTGGTGCCTCTAAGAAATTAATGAAGCATGCCCTTTCGGTCCTGTACAAGATGGTAAGGGAATTAAGAAAACTAAATAATTAAACTATGTTAATCAAACTTTTAAACGAAGTGCCAGCCTGTACATGGGCGGCCTTTGCAGGCACTCTACAAGACGATCAAGAAATAGAAAAAGCTATGTGCCTTTTATTGTTCGAAGTCACCACTGACATGGAAGACATGAGATACTTAGGCCGCGAAGAAGAAGACGACGATGTCGCCGAGTACATGGATCTGGAAATAGTAAGAGCTTGGGCGTCGCGTAAGATGGGAGACCTCATAATCGAAGCAGACATGGAACAGGAAGTGAAAAAAGCGATCCTGTTCCGTCCTAACAAAGTGTAATATGGCGAAGAGCGATTTTCACATAGACAAGATTTCGAAGTCTCAATGCGCAACCGTTTTGTTGAAATACCATTATTTAAAAGACCTGTCGAGGGGGTTTAAGAGTGGGTATAACTACGGACTTTTCAAAGGTGAGCTACTTGTAGGGGTTATAATATTTACAGGTTTTCCCGTTCCTGAATTAGCTAAGGGTATGTTAGGACTGAAAAGGGACCAACAAGATGGCCTGTTTGAACTGAGTCGTTTATGCTTGGTCCCTCAAGTCCAAAAAGACGAACATAACTTGGCAAGCTGGTTTGTGGCGAAAAGCCTAAAACGACTAAGAAAAGATACCCGCGTAAGAGTCATTTTAAGCTATGCAGACAGTGAGTATCACAGCGGGACTGTATACAAAGCTTGTAATTTCAAATACTACGGCCTGACAGCCTTTAAAAAAGACTTCTGGATTAAACAACTAGACGGGTCGTATAAGAAACACAGCAGGGGCAAAACTAAGGGAGTAGAGGGGGAATGGAGGCCCCGAACCCAAAAACACAGGTTTGCTATCTCATATGATAAAAAACTCCCTGTACTGTGGACCAAAGTGTAACATTATAGCTTTATTCCAGTTAGGTAGACTGGGGTATATATATAGCCCTCTGAGCCAAAAGTGGTTCAGAGGGCTTTTTTGTATTCTTTTCGATTTGCAGGAAGATTTTAAATACTCGCTATTTAATTTTAACTTTTTAACTTTAATTTTAACTTTTTAATTTTAACTTAAAATAGTAGCGGTTTTAGCAAGGTTTAAAATTCGGTTCTTACCTAACTGGTTGAGTGCCACTGTGTTAAGTCTGTTCTGGAGTTTTTAGGGACACTATATTGACACGAAAATTTTAGTTGTTTGGTTCCTACCTAACTGACTGATATTTAATATCTTATCTATAGAGGACACTAAGGACACTAAAAAAAGTAATAGGAGTATTAATAGTACATAGTATATATCGTAATATAGCTATATTACAAAATATGCATATATACGATTGGGCTATATGGGGAATTTCCGTGTCAATCGTGTACTTTTGACCTAAGGCACTGATAATCAGTATAGTTAGACAGGATTGAAACTTTGTGTCACTTTTGTGTCTCGTGTCAAAAGTGGATTTTTTGTAAATTTTTCAAAAAACGGCCCTTTTTTCAATAAAATGTTAGGAAAGTTAATATTTATTTATATCTTTGTTTTATGAGACGAAGACTAATGATAAGAGTATTGGAAGCTGAGGTTAAAACCTTGAAAGCAAAACTGAAAGCTTCCGAAAGGGAGAACCAAAGGATAAAAGAGTGCCGTTCTAAACAGATAGATGAGATATTACTCGGCACAGAAGAAATCAAAAAGAGAATAATGGCCAATAAGGAGCTGGTCAGATTAAAAGCCCCTTTTCTTTATGATAGAATGTATCGATGAAAACAGAAATACTTAAAAAGCTCAAGGCGCAACGAAAGGACCTGAACCGACGTATCAGAATAAAGGACCTGAACCGACGTACCAGAATAGAGGAGTTAGAACAGGCATTAGGTGAAGCAGAACAAAACTATGCGTACACCAAACAGATAAACGGCGAATTACGCATGCAGCTCCAAGCCGCCTTACTCAAGATACAAGATATGATAACTGTTCACGAAGGCATAGTAAACGATAGATAATGGAGAAGATAAAAGGAGCGAAGTATAGAGCCTTCGCGTTAAATAAAGATGGATCGATCAGGGCTGTCTTTGCTGTGTGGAATGGACGGTTCTACGCCAAAGAACCCACGGGCGAAATGATATCACGAGTCGTTAAAGCTGAAAATATAGAATTATGACAGAACAAGACAAAGTATTTAAGAGTAAACTACTTGATTTCGGGTGGTTATCATGGGACCGTGTGACTGTGATTCACCCTAACAAGATGTGGAAGATATGCCTTGAAAGCCAAGAAGGAAGACACGCGGCATATATCGGCACGTATCGAGTAGACATGGTAGTTAGGAACTTGAGGCTCAACCCTAAAGTGGAGTGGACAAAATATTTAGATTGCGAAACAGCAAGAAACCTATCTAAAGTAGCACTCCACAACCTCATGCTTGACTATGAGATGGAAGCCATAACGACAACCTATAACAATTATAAAAAGTATGCGGCCATGACTGAGATAGTTAGACTAAAGACTAAAGACTAGAACACGCTAACAAAGCTATTTATAACCATAGAGAGTATTGCTATTAGACAACGCTACAGCACAGCGATAGAGGCTATTTAGAGGCCCGTGATGAAACGATCTCTGAAAATACCCCGGTAGGGGTCTTTTTCTTTAAATCTTTTCACACAAACAAACCTCCCGCCTAGGCGCATGCACATTTTGAGCGCAGAAATCGAGGTTTGGATTATTTTTAGTACCTTGCAATCTTTAACAAACGCTTATGCCGAAAGGAGGACACAATAAAAAGCCGTTAGCACAGAAGTTAATCGAAGGAGCCCACGTGACGGGGCACGAGCTAAGACCTATACCTGTAGGGGACGAGTTAAGTTCTATACCTCCAGCCCCTCCGATCTTAGGAGAAGAAGGGGTTTTATTGTGGGATCATCTTTGTCATGATTTTATAGTTAGCGGGCTGCTCCAGACGGTGGATTTACCACAATTGCAGATACTAGTCCATAACGTAGAACAGTACTGGAAAATACAAAACATAGTTAAGGAACTCCCTGACTTCTATGCTTATGATGCGATATTAGACCACTGGATGTATAATGAAGAAGGGGAAAAAGCATATAAAACCTACACTAGGCAGGGCAATGCCCTCCTATCAGTCATTGTTAAAATGGCCCAATCTTTCGGGATGTCTCCCAGTGCTAGGAATTCACTAATGTTAACGCCTAAAACCGATGAAGGGAAGGACGTGGCTTACGAATTAATTGGATAACATGGATAGTTTTGAAACAGCAAAAAGGAACGGGAAAACGCTTTTAAACTTTGCTCTGTTTGTTAATCAACTGGATATAACAGACGAAGAAAAGGCTTTCTTGTTGGAAGAGGAAGAGTTTACAGGGTGGACATAATTAAACCCTACATAAAAGAAGTTTTAAGCGGTAACGGTAGACACGGCTGGAGAGAAGTCGCAGCCGTAGAACGATATCTTCGTGATAGGCAAAACCCGAAATTATTTTTTGACGAAGAGCTTGTAAATCGACGTTTGAAAGCGGCTAAGTTGATGCGTCACACAAAGGACAGGTTCTATAAGATTCCTTTTACGCTCCAGCCCTTCCAGATATTCTGTATCGTTAACATATTTGGTTTCTATTGGGTCGACAATGGGAAGCGTAGATTCCGAAGGTTCTATTTTGACATAGCACGTAAGAACGGAAAGACCGAGTTTGCAGTCCTCATAGGGCTGCTGCTTTTTATCTTTGATGATGTGGCAGGGGCGGAAGGGTATTTCGCAGCTACGAAAAGAGACCAAGCCGCAATAGGATTCGATACATGTAAAACGATGCTCACCCTACTAAGACAGGACTCCAAACTAGTAGCAGGAAGGACAAAAGTATCAGCTAATTCCATAACGGCCCCTAAGACTTTTGGAGTGATGCGCGCGGTATCCTCCGATGCCAAAACCTTGGATGGACTAAACCCGCTATTTGCCATCATTGATGAATATCACGCCCACCCTACCAGTAAAGTGTTAAAGGTCATGGAAACAGGAATGGGTGCGAGGGAAAACCCTCTCATAATCATAACTACTACTGCCGGTTTTAATCGCTTTGGCCCATGTAAGAAGTACAGGGATGTTTGTGACAGGATATTAAAGCAGACGGCCGAAGATGACAATATTTTCGCTATGATCTTTTCCATGGATGAAGAGGATGACTGGAAGGACGAAAACAACTGGTACAAATGTAACCCTAACCTAGAAGTATCAGTTAGTCTAGACTACCTAAGAGCGCAGTTCGTCAGTGCTGTGAATGAGGGAGAAAGTGCCATAGTTGAACTGAAGACTAAAAACTTGAATTCGTGGGAGTCTACAGCCATATCATTCATTTCAGATGAAGTGTGGATGCGATCCAAAGAGGAACCTACGAACTCAGATGAAATGAAGTGTTGGGGCGCGCTGGATCTATCTACAGTGAGAGACTTAACAGTGTATCTGCTCTTATTCGAAGATGGAAGTATCATACCTCACTTCTTTTGTCCTGCTGCTAATATAGAAGATAGGGATAATAGTGACGGCGTGGATTATGGGCAGTGGTTCGCCGACGGTTTTATCCATAAAATACAAGGCAACGCAATAGATCAGCGAGTCATAAAGGAGAAAATTCTAGAAATGAATAGCTACTACAACGTACAGGCGAACATTTACGACCCTTGGAGGGCAGAACAGTTGGCGCAGGAATTAATTGAAAAAGAGGTGTCTATGATCCCAATGTCACAGACATATAAGAATTTCACGGAACCTATACAGGAAATAGAGAAAAACGCCCTGAATATGGCATATAAGCACGGGGCACACCCTATCCTTAGATGGAATATGGAGAACGCCCAACTTAAAGTCAATTCTAACGGCAATATGATGTTTGATAAGTCAGAAGCCAAGACAGAAGGGGCTAAAATTGATGGGGTAGTTGCCTTGGCTATGGCCGAGTTCGGAAGAAAACACAAGATAGAAGACAATTCATACAAGGGCGCAGGTCCTATAAAGCTTTAAAAATGACTGAAAAAGAACAAGAAGACTTAGATTTCTTCAATTATTTTTACGGTAATGTCAGCGGATCCTATAAAGAGACCTATGAAAAAGCCGAATGGTGGTTCACGAGACTGAAAGGTTATCGAAAATTCGCAAGTTATGACTCTTTTAGAAACGCCAAAGCAAGGTATTTGAAGAGATTGAGGAAGAAATAATGGGGTATCTGCCACATAAAAAAGCTTCCGATTACGTAAAACGGCCCAAAAGCATAGAACCTAAGCGTATTAGGATAAAAGCAGACAGGGAACATTACGATTTAGCGAAGTGGCGCAAACTTTCAGCTCTATATCGCAAGACTTACCCTTTCTGTCAGGCTGAAGGTTGCGGAAAATTTAGCGATCACACCGATCATATAAACCCCATTCGACCACTACACCCTGACAGGCCCGGAGGGTCCATTTTCGATTGGGATAACTTGCAAGCCCTTTGCATAAGTTGCCACGGCCGTAAAACGGCACGAGAACGCCGCGAAAGAAAGAAAAACTTTTCTTTGTAACGCCTGAATTGGAAATGTGTAGAAAATTCGCTATATGTTTGCCATGTGAGTAAAAGAACAGCATTACAGCGGTTGAAATCGGTTTTCATTAAAGAAGACCCGCACGATCCGAAAATCAAAAATCGACAAATGTCAGCCCTTGACGGCTGGCGCAGGTCGGGTTTCCCTAATTACGATCAAGTTTCCCTAGAAGGTGAAGCGGCCCTCGCTATATCTTACGTCTGGGCCGCCCTAAACGGTATATCTAGTGACATAGCAAGTTTGAACTGGTCCCCTTATGAACGAACTGACAGGGGCCGCGAAGTGGCATACGAGCATTCTACATACGATCTTCTTAAGCACAAGGCCTATTTTGCCTATAATTCCACTGTCTGGAGACGTGCATGGGTAGCTAATTACCTATTTACGGGCGACGGCTTTACCGAAGTACTACGAGACAAAAGAACGGGCGAGCCACGAGGGTTAAGGCTTTGGCATAAAAAAGACATTGAGATCCTTATCGACTACAAAGCGGAAGAACTCGTTTATCGGATAGTTCCTGAGGACAGGGAGATCCCTAGCCTTAACATGTTGCACCTTTCTGACCTTTCCTTCGACGGGCTGTTTGGGCTTTCTAGGATGGAAGCCATGAGGAACACGTTAGAGATCGCTACCAGAATGGACGAAACTCAAAACGACCTGCAAAAGAACGGGACCTTCCTAGGAGGGTATATAAAAATCGATAAAGTACTTTCAGAAGACCAGATACAGAAGTATAGAGAGTCGTTTAAGGATGTTTACGGCGGGTCTACAGGTGAAGTCGCTATTTTAGATGAAGGCAGCACATTTACCCCTTTCGACTATACAATGACTATGGCCGACGCCGAGTTCATAGCATCTAGGAGGTTTACAGGTGAGGAGATTTTGCGATTTATGCGTTACCCTCAGCACATGGCTAACAGCCTTGAGAGGTCGACCAACAACAATATCGAACAGCAAGCACTAGAATATGTAAATTACTGCCTACGTCCTATAATAGTTCTCATGGAGAACGAAATGAACGGGAAACTTATCATCAAGAGCAAAAGACGTAAGAATTACATTAAAGGGGACCTTAATAGCCTCTTAAGAGGCGACATAGCGAGTAGAACGCAGCTTTACGAGACTTTGTGGAAGATAGGAGCACTCACAGGGAACGACGCGCGCGAACTGGAAGATATGAACCGGATTGAAGGTGCAGACACGCTTTATGCAGATCTCAATACCATACCTCAAGAAAAAATGGGGCCTTATTGGGACGCTAAGATCGGAGATTTAAGAAACGAATTCGAAGAAGAATAATAATAATAATAATATGGAGGAATCAATAGAAGCTCAAAAAGACATAGTCCTTATAGATTTGCAAGAGATGCAAAGATCTATAGAAACCCGTGGACATAGCGACGCGGTGAGCGTGGAAATGGTGAGAGCCGCCAAAGGTGACGACGACATGGTTTTTATTATGTCTGAGGAAGTCAGAGATAGCCACGGAACCATCATAAAACTGGATCAAGGGGCCGACCTATCAAGATACGAGAAGAACCCCGTTCTCATTTGGATGCATAAGACAAGGGCGTCTATGTTTGACGGAGATTACAACGAAGATAACGTTCTTGGTTACACTAAAACCTATTTTGAAGACGGGAAACTGAAGTGCAAGCCTTTCTTCGAAAGTGTAGAGACTACAGGCAATCTGAGAGCTGAGAAGGTCAAGAAAAAGATAAAATTCGGCAGCCTTTCTGCCTTGTCTATAGGGATTAGAGTCTATGCCGGATCTATGGGAGTAGAAGAGAAAGGGGAAGATAAAAACACTTACTATATTAGAGAGTGGGAGCTTAGAGAGAATTCCATAGTAGTGCTGGGTTCAAATGCAAATGCCGTAGTGGAGAAAAGAGGAACAGTCACCCCTGAAGAAACAGACGGGCCTACTATAAAAGATAATAAAGATGAAACGCGTTCATCCGATGAAAACCCCCCTTACAGGAACAGTTTAAAACGGGCAAAGCGCAAATTGGTAATTAATAAATTTTTAAACTAATGGAAGAAATTCTAGAATTAAAGACTCAAAGGGCGGTTTTCGAAAAAAACATGCTTGCGATTCATGACTTAGCAGAAAGCGAAAAACGCGATCTCACAGACGAAGAGGCGACTCGTTTTGAAGAGGCTGAAGCAAAAGCAGCTGACCTTACTACAAGGATTGAAAGGGCTGAAAAAGTCCAGAAGATCAGAGTAGCAAGAGACAGGACAGTTGTCACGCCTGAAGCTAAAGCACAGGCTCAATACTCTATTTCTCGTGCGATTGCCATGGAGGCAAAAGGGAAAACACTTGATGGTCTCGAAGGCGAAATGCACCAAGAGGCAGTTAGGAACAACCCAGCTATTCAAGGTGTCGGAGTGCCTAACATGATCGTAGATGCTTCTGGAGGCAAAGACAACGCTGAAAGAGCGGCTTTATCAGTCGGAACAGCAACAGCGGCGGGTAACTTGGTAGCAACTAACTTGCAAAATCAAGTGATTCCATCGCTACAGCCAAACCCGGTTATTTTCAGAGCCGGAGCAACACTTTACAGCGGACTTCAAGGAAACTTGGACATCCCTAGGGAGACTCAAGGCGCAACGGCTGTGTGGGAAGGTGAGGAAGATGACAACGCAGAAACTACACCTGCTTATGACCTAATTAACCTTAGGCCAAATAGAGTAGGGGCATTCACTGCGATTACTAAGACTTTGCTAAACCAGACAGGGCTAGTGGGAGATCGTGAGATATCCAGACTAATTCGTGAGGCAACAGCAAGTGCCTTAGACGAACAAGGTCTTAACGGGTCGGGCTCTCCTATAACAGGGATCCTGAATCTTGCAGGAACTGGAAGCGTAGCAGGCGGTGCGAACGGCGCAGTCCCATCATGGGCTAATATCGTAGGACTTGAGTCTGAAATTATGGCTGCTAATGCAGACCTAGGAAGTATGGCATATGTCACTACTCCCGGAATCAGAGGCGCGATGAAAACGACTTCTAAAGACACTGGATCAGGTCAAATGATCATGACAGGAAACGAAACGAATGGTTACCCAGTACTTCACAGTACTTTGATGCCTAGCAACTTAACGAAAGGAACCAGCGCAGGGGTTGCACATGCAATCATCTTCGGAGTTTTTGCCGATATGCTTGTAGGGCGATGGGGTAAAGGTTTCGACATCGTAGTCGATCCGTATTCACTTAAGAAGAAAGCGAGCCTAGAAATAGCTGTTAACTCTTGGTGGGATATCCAATTCAGACACGCAGAATCTTTCGCAGTAATGAAAGATGCACTCACAAGTCCAGCAGCATAATGCCAAGGGCTAAGAAAACGACTACAGGGACCGCTAAAAAGGCGGCCCCTGTTAAGTCAAACCCGAAAGGGACAGACGAAGACCTTGATGCTCTATTGGACGGCGACGTATCAGCCCAAACCGTAAAAGGCGAAGTAGAGGTAAAGGTAAAGGGTGAAACTCCCACGGATGAAACTCCTATGACAGCGGAAGAAGAAGCAGAAGCGAACCGCAAAGCCACTAAAGCGATGCAAGACGAACAAGCAGCTAAACAGCCGAAAAAGGAGCCATTAGGCGAAGGAGAAAAGGTTAAATTCTTAAAAAGTCCAACAGGAAAGCACAAACTAGCATACAATGCAGGGGAAAAGGCAACCGTCTACGATCCTGACTGTGTGGCGGCCATGCTTGAGGACGAAACAGCGATAAGAGATGAAGATTAGTTATACGAGCGACGGTAATGAACCAGTGACTTTAACCGAGGCTAAAAATTGGCTCAGATTAGATTCCGATTTGTCAGCAGATGATACGCTGATAGAAATGTTGATTGCCGACGCTCGTATCTATTGCGAAAACTATACCAATAGGTTTTTTACTGAAGGGACGGCCGTCTATAAGGTAGAAACTGCCAACGGAAAGGGCGAACTTTTAGTCCCGGGTAAGATAGGAGCCACTTCATCTTACACTGAGAAATTACCTACTTCCGACACACTACAGGCGAACGCTACACGACTTCAACCCTCAGCGGATAAAGAAAGTTTCGTCTTAAAAGTAGGTCAAACCTTTGATAATGTGGACTACTGGATTTTTACCTACGAAGTCCTAAATGAGTCAAGTGACCAAATAAGGAAATGTATACTAAACTTAGTGGCAGCAGAATACGACTACAGGAAGGACGGTAAGTTAATGAACAGGACTAAGATAAATGCAGCCTTAGACCAGATAAGAAAATCAGTATTTAAATAATGAAATTCAACTACCTAAGTGCTGGAATGTTAGATAGACGAGTGACCTTACACCGCACGTCGTGGGCAACAGACACCTTCGCAGGTCGAGTGCCAACGACAAACACCATAGAAGTGTGGGCCGCCGTAGAATATAACAACGGAGGGGGCGAAATAGAAAAAGAGGGAGTTATAAACCTTGATTACGACGTGACTTTTTACATGAGATATCGCGAAATAAAAGAAGACTACCATATCACCTACGAGGGAAACAAATACGAGATCGAAAAAGTAACGGAAATTGGGAGGCATCATTTTGTGGCTATACGATGTAGTAGGGATGAGTAGCCATTTAGATAAGCAAGTTAAAAAGTGGATCGAAAAAGTTCGACAGGCCACCACCCCGATGGGTCATAAAAAAGTGCTTCGAAAAGGCGCGAAAGTGATTCAGAACGAAATGAAAAGAATCATTAAATCTGAAGCGAATAACTCTTTTTACACTAGCGTAAGAGGGACCCGCACGAGGCCCAAATTCGTGAACAGGTACAAAAAAGGTGGCGCGGGAGGCATCCAAGCCACATACCACAAAGGGAATCTTTCTAGATCGATACGAATAATGACTTTTAAGCGATCTAAGGCCGTTTTCATAGGAACGAAACTGACAAGCGGGGGCGGTCTGTTCAAAGGGCGCAGGGTGGACGGGTACTATGCCCACATGGTTAATAATGGAACCAGTACCATGCGAGGGGTATTTTTCAAAGAACGAGCAGCGGATAATAAACGAAAAGAAGCTAAGAAAGTAGTAGTTGCTGAAGCAAGGCGGGTACTAGGCAGACAAACTAAAAAATTAGGATTACGATGATTCCAGACATGATATCACAAATCGACGACCTTATCGGGGCTGATATAGGCAGTAGGATCTACGCTAATGTGATCCCGGAAAATGCCGTTTTCCCCTGTCTGAGATTTCAGCGGGTGTCTGTAAATCCGTACCAGTACAAGGAAGGACAAAACCTATGGAAGGCCTTTATAAAAATTGATATCTACGCAAAAGAGGCCGTAGCGGGAGACTCTCCATACAAGATAGTTTACAACCTAGGGGAAACACTACAGGCGGGGATTAATGCCCTACGGATAGAAGATAAAGAGTACCGTATTGAAGACGTATCAGACGACTACGAGTTAAATACAGATTTGACCTACGTAACTTTGGATTTAATGGTACTGTACGGCCTCGATGTGATACCCCCTAAAAGCGCACTAATTATGAAATACAGCTATACTGAAGCCTTAACAGGCATGCTAGACCACGACGGTGAACCTATCTACGTACAAGGGTACAATTTGGAGACAGACCCCTATGTCTCTGAAAGTGGATTTTTTGCAAGGCGTTACAGCTCCATACTGAAGCCTTCCGACGTTAAGAGATTGGTGGACTACCAAGTATTGAGTGAGTACGACCAAGGAGGAGGGCAGATAGTCCATGATAATATAAACGCTTTTATAAATGGCTCTATGGAGTCAGGCGGCCAATGGGGCGACTCTTACACCATCAACACTACCGATAATCCTATAGGGAGTTGGTTTCTATGGTATACTAAAAACCCACCTAAATAATGAGAGAAATTGCACACATAGCAGCCGTAGCATTAAGAGAGGAAGTTCCTAATTTCTTTAGTGAACTCGAAGACCCTAACGGACCTGAAGATCTACCCTGTTTAAAAGTAACGGAAAATCTTGTCGGGGCCGAAATCAATTTGTACTTTGCGGGCGAAGAGAACGACGACGAAGCAGCCTACCAAGCAAGAAAAGTAACGGAATCATTAATAGACAGTATAGAGAGCGGACGCGCACCTATAGAAGTAGAGCGGACGCGAAGCACGTATTGCGATTATACGCAAGCACATAAAACTATAACAACAGTTAAATATATATAAAATGGGCTGGATTAAAATGTTAAAGACCGCAAAGCACGGCGCGAATACCTTGGAGAAAGGATCACTACATTACGTAGATTCTACCCTTGAGGCAAAACTTATCAAAGATAAAACGGCGGTTTCCAGAAATGGGAACCCGGCAAAGGTTAAGGAGCTGGAAGACTTGGCATCCAACGAAGGCGGACTCCCTGAAGCCAAAAGACCCAAAGAAAAATAATTATTTAATATTCTAAAACATAAAAAATGATACGGAATACTTCAAGCATGCTAATGTTGCTCGATGCGGTAGCGGTAGCGAATTCATTAGATGTGTCTTTTTCCGCAAACGGCGAAAGTATCAACATCACCACCAAAGATAGCGGAAAATTCGAGGAGTTTTTCCAAGGAGCTTTGAACGCCACTGCTTCTGTCAGTGGGTACTACGAAGACGGCGGACTGTCTGCTATTTGGACCGCTTTTTTAGCAGGGGACGAGGTTGTCTGCAAAATAGGGGACGCAGAATCGGGAACGGAATATTTCACAGGTAACGCGATCATAACCACTTTTGAGGTGACAGGGTCAGGTTACCAGAACGCAGGGACTTTTTCAGCCTCTTTGCAGTTCACTGGAGCATTTTCTAAAGCGAATAACGCATAATTAATCAACCTTATAGCCCAAATTTTTATGAAAGAATTACAAACCGTTGTAATCAAAGGCACAGAACGCCCGGTATTATTTTGCACCCGTGTCTATCGAAAATGGATGCTTGCGAGTAAAATAGATCCTAGGAAAAAAGACCTCAATAAGTCTCTAATGGAGGCCGTTAACGACCCTGACAAAATGTACCGTCTTATTTGGATGGCTCTACAGCATGCAGGAAAAGCCGTAAACAAACCCTTTAGGATGACGGAAGAAGCTTTTGGCTTCATGCTAGATATGGATGAGACCTTATACATGGAACTCATTGACTTGTTTGCAGAATCTACAGATACGGGAATCAAAGGAGAAGACGACGAAGAGACCCAAACCGTAGAGGAGGAGTCAGGCCCAAAAAAGTAGAAAGCCCGTTAAGTTTTAACGACTTGATGAGTTTAGCAATTCAAGCAGGAATGTCTTTAAGCGAGTTCTACGAAGCCGAGTTGTGGGAGGTGTCGGTAATCGTTGACGGTTTTATGAAACACAACTTCAGTTTATATAAAACCTCATGGGAACAAACTAGGGATATCTTACATGGCTTCACGGGCAAAAGAAGCGAATTACCATGGGAGGGAAAAGATAAGGAGGTTATGACAGAAGAACGCTGGAAGCGCACGAGAGCCAACTTCAAGAAGTGGGAAAAGAATTATCAAGACGAACTAAAACGCAAATCTAATGGGAGCTAGTGACATAAAGGTAAAATTCGGGGCCGACGATTCCAGACTAGAAAGGAATCTTAAGGCCATCCAGAAGAAAGTACTTAAGTCAGCCAAGGCCATGGAGTCAGCAGGGCGAAATATGATGCAGGGAATAACAGTTCCCCTCATAGCGGCGGGGACTACGGCCATTTCAGCACTCGCAAAAGTCGACAAACTCCGAAAGGGGCTATTAGGCATGATGGGCGACGCTGACAGGGCCGCCGCTGAATTCCAGAATTTACAGAAACTAGCAAAACAACCGGGATTAGATCTACAAAGCACCATTAAAGGTTCTATTCGCCTCCAAGCTATCGGGTATGAAGCAGGAAAGGCGCGAAATACTTTGAAGACCTTAGCGAACGCCGTGGCATTAGTAGGAGGGTCGGGAGAAGACCTTGGAGGAGTTGCGCTTGCGATTACACAAATTATATCGAAAGGTAAAGTACAAGCAGAAGAGATAAACCAGATAGCGGAAAGACTCCCTCAAGTACGTAAAGCCATGCAGGACGCTTTCGGGTCGGCTGACACTGAAGTCCTTCAAAAAATGGGAATGGAGGCTGAAGACTTCGTTGATGGAGTAGTCAAGGAGCTTGCTAAATTACCTCCCGCTCAAGCGTCGGTATCAGACCAATTGACTAACATGAAAGACACTTTCATGCTCCTAGCTGCCAATATAGGATCGAAGGTTTTCCCAATCTTCAATAAACTGATGGGCATCGTTTCCAATGTCATAAATTTGTGGTCTAGTCTATCGGAAAGCACTAAAAGCAACATAGTAACTTACGGCTTGCTAGTGGCTGCCATAGGCCCAGCACTGTTCGCACTTGGAAAACTTAAGATGGCTATGGTTGCCATTACAAAACTGAGTACGATAAAAGCCTTATTTAGTCCTTGGAACATAGCCATTGCAGGGATTGCGGCGGGCGCGTACCTAATTGCCAAAAACTGGGATTTAGTAAAAGAAAAGATTGTCCAAGCAGGAAACTACTTCATCGACCTATACAACACCTCTTTACTGTTCCGTGGAGAGGTAGAAGGGATAAAAATGGTATTTAACAATCTTGTGGAGACAGTCAAGCTCATAGGTAAAGTTATAATGAATACTTTCAGCACCGTGGGCAAAGTCGTAAAGACGGCATTGAAAGGGAGCTTTAAGGACATACCGGGAATGGTAAAAGAAGCGTTTGTTGAACAAGCCACTATGTTTGCTGAGTCAGGGGTCATCATGGGTGAGAACATGAAGAACGCCGTAGACAACACCTTCAAGCCGCTTAAGCAAAGGCATATAAATGAGGAGGACGTAGACAAGTTCTTTGCTCCAGTAGTAGAAAAGGCACAACAAATAAAAAAGACCATTGGCGACCTCATGAGCGGCGGAATGGCCGGCGGGGGCAGCGACGAAGATTTCGTAAATACTGATACCCCAGCGGTCAAAAAAGAGGAAGTAGGGGCTTTAGAGATGATCAAGACGCTAGGAGGAGTAGAGGACAAGTCGAAAGACGTAGCAGAACAAGTCGGTAAGACCATAAGAATAGTCCACAACGGCATTAAGCAGGGCATGGACTATACGAACGCTTCTTTCCAAGACTTGATCAACGGGCTGATGAGAGGGACGTTAAAACTAAAAGATTTAACCCTAGCTAACATAAAAGAGATAGCAGGGTTCGTAGGGAATGTCTTAGGTCAAGCGGTCGCCTCCATAGGTGACATAATGTCTAATAACTTTGATAGGGCAACAGCTAAAAAAGAAGCCTACTATGATGGTGAAATAGCCATGATAGAAAGGTCCAGAATGTCAGAGGAGTCTAAGACACAAAAGATAATAGCCTTGGAAAAGGCCAAGGAGCGCGAAATGAAAAAATTAGCCCGTCAAAAGGCTAAACGTGACCGATCCTTAGCCATCTTCCAAGCCACTATACAAACAGCCGTAGGGATAGCTTCAAACTTGGCCAATCCGATTGCAGCCATCGCGGCGGGCATACTTGGAGGGCTTCAAATAGCTGCCATTGCTTCAGAACCCTTACCGGGCTTCGAGAATGGAGGCGTATTTAGAGGCGAAAACGCTATCAGAGTAGGGGAATACTCAAACGCGCCGTTCGATCCTGAAGTAGTAGGGAAACTAAGTGAAGTATCAAGCTTGGTAGGAGGCGCAGGTAATAACAGGTCTGGGAACAGTACAGAAGTCCACGGGACTTTAGTAGCACGGGGTCCCGACCTAGTGAGTGCATTAGAAAACGCCACAACGGCACGAGACAGAAAACGAGCATAAATGGGACTAAGAGCATTCACAACACCATACAGCTATGATGGCAACGAAAGGTACAGGGTAGAATTGATTGACACGGATTTTACAGGGACGGCAGTAGAACTCATGAATCAAAATAGTCTGACTATCACAATGGATGGTAGCCCTAAGAACAGGTTTAAAGTACTTAATGGTACGAGCGTGGAGGTTCCCGTAGTGATCGACCACCGCGAAGCCAATCAAATGGCAGTGTTTAAGGACTTGGCACAGCAACAAGAAGGCCGTTTCTTTTTGAAAGTGCTGAAGTATGACAAGAATCCCGGGGCGGGCGGTTTCGAACCTATATTCATAGGCCATTTAACAATGGATGAGACCTTTCTGGATAATGGACCTTTCCCTACCTTGACATGGAGTGCAGACGACGGCTTGAACCGTTTAAAGGAACAGGAATTCGTACCGAGTGAACCTATATCAAACGCCTACGGCGACGACGTTCTTTACTATGAGGGTGAGGAAACGATCCACAATATAATAATGATGTGTCTGGAGGGCGTGGGAACGCAAGACCAATATAGCCTAAATTACTCCTTTCTACGTGTCAATGTCCAGTGGTTCGAGTCTTCTATGGCTGACATCTTAAATCCGGCCTTAGAACGCATTAGAATCAATCACAGGATATTTACAAGACGAGACTCTGAGGGGAACTACTATACGACTAAAAGATCGGAAGTTCTGGAGTACTGCTTGAATTGGTGCAATGCTAAAATGTCCTATCAGTGGGGGAACTACTACATCGAAAATCTGAATGAATTAGGCTTATCCTCTAGGACGTTTACCAATTACCGAAAGAACGGCGACTTCTATGGAAGAACCGCTGAGAGTCTCTGGAACACGAATGTCGAAGCTAGTGGCGTACAAGTGCTGTCAGGGGGAAAATGCGGCTATCTGCCACCTCTTAAAGAGGCGTGTGTCACGATGTCTTTCGATGTTGAAAACTATGGGTATTCACCTACGGCATGGGGTAGCGACGAAGATACACTAGTGAGTTTAGGCCAATTGCAGATAAATGCCGACACTAGCATTTTTGGGACTTTCATAGTGGAGTTCGATTATAAGGATAGTACGGCAGGTTCAGCAGACGGCCCACGGCAAATAATCTTCTGGTTTGGTGTGACTGTTAAGATAACACTTAACGGTCAAGATTTCTATTACGTCACAGAAGAAGAAAGCGAAACGGTTACCATAGCGGGGGAAGACCAAGCAGGGGACCCGTACACCCACGAGCGAACATTCTATACCTATACGGATAAATGGAGCACTACTGAGGGGGTTTTGTTGTTTAAGACGCAAAGATCATACTTTGGAGAGGAAGGAGTTAGCCATTTGGATAATTGGGAGTTTGTAACCGCTCCGATAATATCGATCAACGATGACCCTGACATCACTTTGGCAGAACCTATAGAGGAGGAAGATATAGGGGAAATGTTTGTTAAAATAGAATTCGTCAGGGGGACTTTTAGAGATGATCCAGAAACCGACCTTTTCGACCTTGCAGTTCCCGCGAATGCAGGAAGCGAATTCAATTGGCAGATTTATCAGTCATATTTCACGCCTTACGAGGCAGGGAAAAGACTATTGGCCGATAGCTTAGGGATAAGGACGTGCGCCACTTTTGAAGAAAAGAATTCAGTTACGATTGACGTTAAAACTCGTATAGGAGACGCGGGGTTCAATTCTAATAATCGAACCACTATTTTTGACGGCACGGAATGGGTCCCGTCGGCTCAAGGCTGGGCCGTAGGATCTACTTCCGGAACTGACAAAAGTCAAGATCTACTACTTAAGGAGATAGTAGCAGGGCAGCCCTCTACGCTTAATCGATACCAAGGGACGTTCAAGCAGGTCACAGACCCCAGACACACCTTGAATTATGGAGGCGTGGACTACGTACCCCATACCTATAAGCATGACATTATAGCTAAAACCTTAGCGGGCGAATTCTTAGAATTTAAAGTCCTGCCTAAAGCCATTGAGATAAACGAAAACGCAGTACAAGCTACTAATACAGGGACCTTGTCAACCTCCACAGGATCTAGTGAAGGGGGCGGAACGGGGGTAAGAACTGAACGTGCACCTTTTGAGTTCGAAGGCCCACTCACTGAATTGCTTTTCGATTCCCTTAGTTTGATATTACCAGACCAAGACGTCGTAGGGCCGCTGGGGGTAGACGTGTTGCTACAGATGAAAAGGAACGGCGTGTATATGGCCCATCTTGCAAAAGGATCACTAGGGTATACTATCGACGTAGGGCTGAATAAAGTGGTACTGAATAGGGCACTACGAGCAGATGACTATATTAGAGGGTATTTAATTAGAAACATAGAATAATGAAAAGGATAATTTTAGGAGTGATAGGAATTGTAACAGTCTTGGCGGTTAAAGCTCAAGATATACAGCCGTGGCAGCTCCAGACCAACGACACTGCTAGACACATATTGATAGTAGATTCTTTACTAGAAAACGGTGAATACTATAAAGAGGCGGTATGGAAGTCTATGGACTCACTGGTCAAGCAAATTGCAATAGACAGCCTCGGACTTGATACGGCTTTGTGGAAGTCAGACGGTTACAATGCTTTGGTACAAAAGAAGAACGAAGCCAATATTGGAATAGGAACCACAGCCTTATTGAACAGTGCTTCAGGGGCAAATAATGTAGCAATAGGAAACGAGGCCCTAAAAAACTTAACCTCCACTACGGGAAACGTTGCGGTTGGATTTGGTGCTGCAAGAAGTAATACGGGAAGTACAGCCGTATCTATAGGTCAAAACGCTATGAGAGACGGAAGCTGTACAAATTGCGTAGCTGTTGGCAACTCAGCAGCACAAAAAATGACCGGGAGCGGGAATATTGCTATCGGATTTTTGGCTAGTCATGAAAGCACAACCGCCATACGAAATGTGGTGATTGGAGAGCAAGCAGGACGGTACTCCACCGGGTCCGATAACGTATATATGGGTTGGCAGGCAGGACGGGGATTAGATGGAGGAGTCTACAGTTCGCGCCAAAACGTAGGCGTTGGCAGGAGCGCTTTGTATAAGGCCGCCGCAGGAAACAGTAACAACACCGCGGTGGGCTATGCTGCGGGGTTCAACACTACAACAGGCACTAAAAACACATACTCAGGGGCGTTTAGCGGGTATGCAAATGCTACAGGGAGTCTTAACGTCCTTTTAGGTTTCCAGTCGGGGTATTACGAGACCTCCAGCAACAAGCTCTATATAGAAAATTCCACTAGTTCAACACCTTTGATCTACGGCGAATTCGATACCGATCTTGTGCGGGTCAATGGGGCTTTCGAGGTCACCGACAAAGCAGGCACAGGAACGAACGTAGCTTCTTTTGATGGCAATAAATTAGTCGACTCAGGAATAGGAATCAGCAGCCTTGTAAACGACGACACGAACGAACTCCAGACCCTATCTCAGTCAGGGCAAACGGTGACTTTATCCGATGGTGGAGGCGCTTTTGATCTTCCATTAGACACAGATACACAGCTCACTGAAACAGAAGTTGATAATTTCGTCGCCAATAACGGCTATTTGACCTCCGAGACAGACGAGTTCGGGGGCATGGACTTCTATAGTGGAGGGGGGTCCACGTATTTTTACAGGGCTGAAGATGATAACGGGAACGCTCTTGGTGATCCTTTAGGACTAACAGCAGGATCTAATGTCACTTTCACTCCAGCAGGTAACGGACTAATCATAAACGCAACTGGATCTACCAGTCCATGGGCAGACGCAGGATCTTTTCTAAGTTCTCAAGGCGCAGATATAGTAGTGGACAACATCGATTTGACTAGTGCAGGTAACGGCACGAATGCAGTTAGGTTAATAGGCCAAGATAACAGCGGGTGGTTAACAGACGTACCCGTTTTCGGAGCCTCTATTCAGAGTGGGACCCTAGTCATGAGTGATGTCAGTGCCTCTAACGAACTGCAAACCCTTAGCGTTTCAGGTAACAGCCTAACTATATCATCAGGTAACACGGTTACCCTTCCCGGGGTTCCTAGCCGGTATAACTCTTTTAACCCCACAGATCAGACCCTAGGGGCGTCAGAGACCACCTTGAACCTAGGGACTACGACATCTTTGGGTTTTTCCAATGGGTCGGCCTTCACGAACCCGACTACTAACGACTACTATTTCGTATCTGCTACAGTGAATTTCGAAGCTTCCACGTCTTCCACTATGACTTGTCAGATAAAAGATGGGTCCACGGTTATAGCACAAGCGAGAACTCAGACAGGGACCCACACCATTAATGGGGGTTCGCTACATATGTCAGGGATCGATTTTATAAGCGGTAACATAAGCCTGTCATGCTCTGGTCCGACAGGTTCGACTATTGACAGGAATCAATTGACTGCGCACCAAATGAATTAAACTATTTTCAGTACCTTTGAACAGCGGTAAACCTTCAAAATCTCCGCAAGGGAGTGTTAAACGAGTGAAAAAATAAGTAAATGAGCTTCGACACACAAACATGGCCTATATGGCTAGTCGCTATTGCGGTGGTCCTAACCTTGTTAAAAGTGTACGTACCTGTTTTTGAATCTTGGATGGGAGCCAAGACACAAAAAGAAAAAATTAAAGAGCTAGAGGAACGAGTCATAGAAGCCGAGCGTAAAGAGGCCGCTTGTATGGAAAAATACTTAGAACTTAACCAGAAATACATGAGTGTATTCGCCTTTGCCAATGCCATGGAAAACGCTGTCAGTGCTTCAGGAGCACAGACCCTAGAGGAGTTTTTGAAACGCTTAAAAGATGTATAAAACGTGAACAGGGAGCAACGAGTATTAGAATTCGCGAAAGATGCCATAAGGGACATTTACAACAAGTTCACCGATAATAAGGTGACCGTCGTTAACTTGAAAGATTACGACAACCTCCCACGGGGGACATGGTTCGAAATCTCGAAGGGCTGCGAAATAAAAATAGAGACCGCCCCGTGCGGTGTCTTGAGACTAAATTGCAAACTCAAGCAGGGGACCATGGTGACAGGACATGTTCATTTAGACCACGACGAAAGATTTACCATGCTTAAGGGGGAAATGGCAGATAATTTTAATACCTTAGTATCATGGAAGGCAGGGAATGTCTACAGACAACATGCAGGGTTTCCACACGAACCTAGGGCCGTAACCGATTGTCTCATGTACATCGACCTTATTCCTTTAGATTGCCAAACATGCTAGCTCTTATGAAAAACTATAAATTTGGAAAAACCAGTTCTGCAAGATTAAAAACATGCCACCCCGATATTCAGAAGATCATGAAGCTTGCATTGTCAAGGTCACATATCGACTTTGGGATATCGGATGGTCACCGTTCCGTGGAACGACAATACGAACTGTATCAACAGGGTCGCTCTAAAATAGATGGTAAGCGCAGGAAAGGGAAGCACAACTACTCACCCTCTATGGCGGCGGATATTTACATATACCACCCCCACAAAGCCACAAGGATGAAATTAGCGTATGACATCCCCCACCTTTGTTATGTTGCCGGGCTGATATTCAGCGCAGCGCAGGAGCTTTTAGCGGCGGGGGAAATAGAACACTCTGTGCGGTGGGGCGCGAATTGGGATGGGGACGGCGTTATAGCACTCGATCAATCGTTCGATGACTACCCTCATTTCGAACTGATAAACATAATTCACTAATCTTTTAAACATAATTATTATGATGGACCCGAAAATATTGTCGGCTATTCGAGCAGTTATTTTAGCTGCTATCACAACCTTATCGTTCTTTGGCCTTGGCCATTTAGTTCCTTTTTTGGAGCATGCCCTCGATCAGATCCCGGTAATGTACGAACTCATTGTGGGACTTATCGCAACCGTGGTGTCATTTTTCCCTTATCTGAAGAAAACAGACGAGCAGGTCAAAGGTGAAATGGTAAGAAAGCAATACGAAGCGCAAGCAATTGCCCAGAGCACAGAAAGGCGCAAAGGCTTCTTTAATTATACATCGTAACGTCGAACCCATGGGTTATGAGGTTGGTTTAGGAGGCTTCCAAGTGTTTGACGCTTTGGAGGCCTCCGCCTTTAACAAGGCATGGAACCTAGAAGCGATTAATTTCCCCAATAAGCAAGCAGTCCACAATTACGGCGCGGGCGTTAAAATTGGGATAATTGATTCAGGGTATTCTATGCAAGATGGTTTACCTATCCCGGTAGATATTAGAGCGTTTGGATATCCAGATGCTGAAGATAAAAACGGGCACGGTACACACGTATTTGGCATCTTGTCAAGTATAGCACGAAACGCGGACTATTATATAGTTCGAGCACTTGGAGCAGATGGGAACGGGGTGTTTTCTAATGTGGTTAAGGGGATTGAGTACCTTATCTCAAAGGGTGTGGATATAATCCAAATTTCCATAGGAGGCACACGATACGAGGAAGACTTGCACAGGGCTTGTAGGAAAGCCGCTAATCTGGGTATCGCGGTTGTTTGCAGCAATGGAAACAGTGGCAGAAATCAAAAGTTCTACCCTTCAGGCTTCGAGGAGTGTATTTCTGTAGGAGCCACTGACAAATTTGGAGGCGTAGCGAGTTTTAGCACTACAGGTGAGCAGATCGATCTAGTGGCTCCCGGTGACAAGGTCGTCAGCAATTGGATAGACGGGTCCCTTAGACCTAGTTCCGGTTCATCTATGGCAGCTCCACACGTTTCTGGAGTGGCTGCACTTGTGATAGATCATTATAGAGGTGCGCACGGGGGTCATAAATTGGATCTAGACGCCCTTAAAGCAGTGCTATATAGAAATGCTCAAGATATGGGCCTCATAGGCTGGGATAAGGATAGCGGCGCAGGAATAGTACAAGTGCAGTTCCACAAAAAGAAGAAAGACCTTAAGGTCGATGCTCCTAAGTGGATAAATGTGATTCTGAAAGTAGCTTCTTTCGGTCTTAAGTTGTGGCTTAAAAAACGATTGGAATGATTCAGCTAGTAACAACTGGGGCGGCACAAGCCTCGTTACCTATATGGCTTTTAGTCATCATAGGCGTTGTGCAGGCAGTAGGAATGTTTATAGCAGCCAAGGCCGTTAACAGGGAAAAACCTCTATGGCATAGAATGTTGTTCATTCTGTTCTGGTGGTGGTTCTTAGCAAAGTTTCTAATGACCATGCTTAGGCTTTTGGTTTTTAATTAAAAGTTCCTATATTGCAAGTCCATACTGTTTTTTAATTGAAATGATTTTTATTGGTAAGTAGCAAGAGGGTATTCCGCACGGGTGTCCTCTTTTTTAACCACTCCCTTTAAAAAATATTAATAAAAAATTTAATATTAATTTTGTATTTAGAATAAAGAACGTACATTTGCATCGAACAATTAAATAGACTCATGAACAGAATCGACTTAAACTCAATAATCCCAAAAGATGCGGTTAAAGAATTCGCATCTAAGCTTTTCCCCCACCACTCGTACCCGTTGGCGGCTATGAAAAGAGCCATGAAGCAAGAGATAGAACTTTCCGAAACTCAGATATCCAAACTCGCAGCTATAAAAGGTGTTTCTATTAGCGAACTTTTTGGGATCAATTGGAAAGCCGCCGGGATAAATAAAGAAGATGAAACTATCACCTTTACCCGCCCCGGATATGAAGCAAAACTAAACATGGAAAACTTTGTTTGTAGCGTCTTCAAAGACGGTGAGCTTAAACACTCGCAGTCTTTAGTATCGAAGGCCATCACACTTACGGATTTCCTTAATTATATTTCATTAATCATATTAAAATTAAACTGAATATGAAGATCATTTTAGAAATTGACGGTCTGTCTTTAGCAAGCGTAGTGGCTGCTAAAAGATGCATCGACGGCCTATTAGCCAAAAATGCGACACCGCCCGTTAGCAGTGTAAATCCACCTCCTCCTCCAGAAAAGGAAGAAGAACAAGTAGAAGAAACGCCGAAACCTAAGAAAAGGAAGCGACGGACGAAGGAGGAGATAGCAGCAGCGAAAGAGGCTGAAAAAGCCAAAGCGGCTGAAAAAGCCAAAGCGGAAGAACCTAAAGAGGAAGAAGACTTGGATGACCTCCTAGGAGACGACGATCCACAAAAACGAACCTACGATGAAATCAGGCAGATGCTGCCTAAAGTGGCAAAGTCTATGAAGAACGAAGGACAAAATCGCGCACTCATTAAGGCAAAATTAAAAGATCTAGGATACTCCAAAATCATCGACCTGCCTGAAGAGATGTACGGCGACTTCTATGATTATTGTTTGTCTCTTATAGCCTAAGCATGTCCGTAGATCACAGCGAACGTGCGCATGCCCTCCTTTCGTCTTCGGGTGCTAGTAGGTGGTTCAATTGCCCTCCTAGTGCAAGGATGTCAGATTTGTTTGAAGAAACAGGCTCAGACGAAGCGGACGAAGGGACTTTGGCGCACGAGTTGGCGGATCTAGAATTGCAATACGGTTTAAATCTAATCGACGTAGCGGAATATGAAAGGCAGTCTGCGAAACTAAAAGAAAGGCCCCACTTCTCAAGCCTAATGGCGGAACCCGTTTCTATCTACGTCGATTTTTGTTTAGAAAAATACAGCGAGTTATTAGCAGCGGATCCCGAAACTACAGCGGTTCATATCGAAATGAAAGTCGACCTTTCTAAATTCGTTCCTGAATCGTTTGGTACCTGCGACTTCGTTATATTTAACAGATATATAACAGTTGTCATAGACCTTAAATACGGAGAAGGGATTCCCGTGACGGCCGTAGATAACCCGCAATTGAAGTTGTACGCACTCGGAGCCTTAGAGTTCCAAGGCTTAAAAGAGAACAGACCTGTTGAACTGGTCATAGTGCAACCAAGACTAGAATCGATCTCAACATTTAGTACCACTCAAAAAGAGTTATACTATTGGGGGACCGTCGAAATACCTCCAGTAGCGCAATTGGCTTTTGATGGTGAAGGGGAAATAAGATCGGGCTATTGGTGCATTTTTTGTAAGTGTAAACCAAGATGCAAAAAACTAACTGAATACATGAACAGTGAAGACGCGACTTTTGAAGAACACCCGCACCTAATGAGCGACGCAGAATTACTAAAAGCAAGACAGGGCATAAAGTCATTTAAGCAATGGGCTGGATCCGTAGATAAGTACCTCATAGAACAGTCTTTGAATAAAGGCAAATCTTGGCCCGGTCTCAAAGTAGTTAGGACTAAAGGGCGGCGAAAATGGAAAAATAGCGCAGCAGCTCTTAAGTTGTTATACGCTGAAGGGTTTCTCCCTGAGGAAGTGGAGAACCTTAAGATTAAAGGGATAGGGCAAATACAGAAGCTTATGTCAGTAGACAAATTTAAAAATACCCTAGGCGGTTTTATTGAAACTCCATTGGGAAAACCTATCTTAGTTCCCCTTTCGGATGAAAGACCATCCATGATCGAAGATGACCTAAAGCGGGTTTTTGGAATAGAATAATTTTTTTCACATTACATAAATTTTTAATATGAACAGTACAGACGTAACCACGGAACTCGTGCGGTTTTCTTACTGCCAAGTTTTCGAGCCAAAAGCGCACGAGATTGGAGACAAGGAGAAGTACAGCGTTTCGTTACTAATTGACAAGGACGACGAAAAGACATTGAGGCGAATCAAAGCGGCCATAAAGGCGGCGGCTGAAGCAGGTAAAGACACCAAATTTGGAGGTAAGATTCCTAAGAACCTGAAGACTCCACTAAGGGACGGCGATGACGAGCGTGAAGATGACGAAAACTACGAAAACAAGATGTTCGTCAACGCTAACAGTGTACGCCAACCTAGTGTGGTAGACAAGAAGTTAAACGCTATTATGGATAAAGAAGAATTTTATTCAGGGTGTTACGGAAAAGCGGCTATCAACTTCTATGCCTACAAGACAGAAAAAGGTGTCAAGGGCATTGCTTGCGGACTGTCTCACTTGATGAAGGTCAAGGACGGCGACAAACTAGGAGGGTCTAGGATCTCATTAGAAATGGCTTTCAGCGACGTAGACGATTTTGATGATGAAGAGGATTTCTAAGCTAAACGAGTAACCACACAAGGGGGTGAAAGTCCCCCTTTTTTATCATTTCAAAACTCAAGTATGCGAAACCTTCACATCGACATCGAAACCTACAGCGGGGCCGACATAAGAACGGGCGGAAAACACAAATACGCTGAAGACATCGATTTCGAAATTCTCATGATTGCCTACAAGTTTGATGACCAAGAACAATATAAAATAGTAGATTTAGCACAGGGGGAATCCATGCCTTATGAACTCAGTTCGTCCTTGTGTGATCCTGACGTCAGGAAATTCGCCCATAATGCAGCCTTTGAAGTTGCATGCTTTCGTCAGGCAGGTTGGTCTAAAATAGATGATTCTCAGTGGTACTGCACCGCTATAATGGCTGCCTATTGCGGCCTCCCTTTATCCTTGGCGAATCTTTCTGAGGCATTAGGACTAGGAGACAAAGGTAAAGATCGAAAAGGTAAAGCCTTAATAAGATACTGGTGTTTACCTTGTAAGCCCACTAAGGCCAATGGGCAAAGGCATAGGAACCTCCCTCACCATGATATTGAAAAATGGGAACTGTTCAAAGGCTATTGTCTCCAAGATGTAATCGCGGAATGTGCAGCCTATGACATCATAAAAAAATATAAAATCCCAGCCTTCGAACGCAGGAACTATCTACTAGACCAGAAGATAAACAACAGGGGTATTCTGATGGATTTAGAATTCGCCACTACGGCCTACAGCATGGACCTACTTCGTAAAGATGAAATAAAACAAGAGATAAAAGACATCACGGGGCTGTCTAATCCTAATAGTATTCCGGCTTCTAAAAAGTGGCTATCTGACCGGCTAGGATATGACATAAAAACACTAGACAAGGCGGCTATAGTTGACCTTTTGGTGGGTACTGAGGATGAAACAGCCCTTCGGTTTTTAAGGCTTAGGCAGATGCTAGGTAAGACCAGCACCTCCAAGTTTCCAGCGATGATAAAGGCCGCTTGTGATGATAACCGTGGTCGTGGGCTTTTCCAGTTCTACGGTGCGTATCGAACAGGTCGGTGGGCGGGGCGACTTATACAACTCCAGAACCTCCCACAAAACAAACTTAAGGACTTAGATGTTGCTAGGCAGTTAGTAGTGGATAATGACTACGACATGTTCACTGCTTTCTATCCTGAAGTGACCAGTACCTTAAGCCAATTGATACGAACGGCCTTTATAGCTCCAGAAGGTAAAACCTTTTTGGTAGCTGATTTCAGTGCCATTGAGGCCCGTGTCATTGCGTGGATCGCGGGCGAAGAGTGGAGACTTGAGGTATTCAATACCCACGGGATGATCTACGAGAAGTCAGCTTCTATGATGTTTAACCTACCTATAGAGGAATGCACCAAAGAAGCAAATAACGGCATGAGGGCGAAAGGTAAGGTCGCAGAATTAGCATTGGGGTATCAAGGAGCAGTAGGAGCACTTAAGGCCATGGGGGGCGAAAAAATGGGCCTTTCTGTACAGGAAATGAGGGGTATAGTTAAGAAGTGGAGGGCTGCCAATCCTAAGATAAAACAACTTTGGAGGGATATAGAGCTGCTTGCGCAATACACTATTCGTAAAGGAGTCGACTACCTTCATCCTAGCGGACTATTTGGATTTACGTATGATGGCACGGCCCTTGCGATGGTTTTACCGTCTGGCAGAAGGCTGCACTATTGGGGGGCTGAAATGTTCGAAAAGACCACTTATGGTGCCGACGGTGAGCCTTGGTGCCGTTTAGCGATCCGTTACCGGGGCGTGAACCCGCACACTAAAAAATGGGGCTGGGTAGACACCTACGGCGGAAAACTGACTGAAAACTTGGTCCAAGCCGTAGCACGAGACCTTTTATGTTATTCTATGCGAAAGCTAGACCACCATAACTATGACATAGTGATGCACGTTCATGATGAATGTGTCATAGAAGCCCCTGTTAAGGGCGCAGATGAACAGTTAAAAATAGTTGAGTCCCTCATGGGTGAAGGGCCTAAGTGGTCTAAAGGACTGCCCTTGGCCGCTGATGGATATGTTACGCCTTACTATAAAAAAGATTAAGAATGAAAATAGATATTGCAGTTGGGCATAGTGCGTCCTCTCTAAAATGGAAACACAAATCGGTAACATGGGAGGCTTTCCGAAAGAAGTTAGCAGAACCAGTAATAACACGAGAATCATTTAAACAGTACCAAGCAGCAACAAGGGACGAAAGATCTAAAATAAAAGACGTCGGCGGTTACGTCGGCGGTTACTTAAGAGGAGGGAGAAGAAAACCCGAAAATCTAGTTAATAGACAGCTTATTACCCTAGATGTAGATTTCGGCCATATGGACTTTTGGGATGACTTCACCCTCTTTTTTAACCAGACTGCTGTAGTTCATTCGACACACTCCCATTGCGAAGAGACTCCTAAATTTAGACTCATAATCCCATTGGATCGTGAAGTAACAGCAGATGAATATGTGGCTATTGGAAGACGAATAGCAGGTGATCTAGATATTGAGTTGTTTGACAATACAGGTTTCCAGCCGTACAGGCTCATGTTTTGGCCGTCCGTATCTAAAGACGTGGAGTATTACTACAGGTTCCAAGATGGGCCTGTGCTTAGTGCAGATAGAGTTCTAGAACGGTACAAGGACTGGACCGACTCCTCTTTATGGCCTATATCTGAATCGGTGAAAGGCTCCATAAAGAAGGGAATAGGTAAGCAAGAGAACCCGCTGGAGAAAAAAGGACTTATAGGTGCGTTTTGCAGGTCGTATACCATCGAAGACGCAATAGGTAAGTTCCTGTCTGATGTGTACACAGATGCCAAGGAAGACCGATTTACGTATATTGGAGGGTCTACGTCAGGAGGGCTGGTCGTCTACGATGAACTTTTTGCGTATTCCCATCACGGTACGGACCCCACGGGAGGACACCTTTGCAATGCTTTTGATTTGGTCCGTATGCATAAGTTTCTACACTTGGACACTTCGCCCAATAGCAAGAACAGTCTAAATGCCATGCAGGAGTTGTGCCGCCAAGATCCAGAAGTTAAGAGGCTGGTCCTTTCTGAGACTTTTATCTTAGATGATGATGACTATGAAGACGCGTCGGAGGAAGTCGAAGATCTATCTTGGACTGAAGAAATTGAGCTAGATAAAAACGGAAAGCCGTTATCTAGTTCTAAAAACCTAGACTTACTCTTAAACAATGCCAAAGCATTGAAAGGAGTTTTAGCCCATAACGAGTTGCTAAGTGCTCCATACATTATGAAGCGGCCCCCGTGGGAACCTAACTGGAGTGGACCAAGGCGGTTAAGAGACTCCGATTTTTCAGGGTTTCGCGTGTATTTCGAAACGATGTTTAAGATCGAAAGTAGAACCAAGATTGATGATGCCATAAATATGCAACTGATAGAGAACAGTTTCCACCCTGTGAAGAACTATTTAGAGGCGACAAAATGGGACGG